TCAAACAGATTTATCATTTTATAGGAATAGATAATGCAAGTACCTTTTGGAGAATGGCTACCTGATCAACCTGAACACTTGAAACAAGGTGCTAATGTAGCAACTAATGTATATCATGCTTTGGGAACTTATAAAAGATTTCCATCATTAGTTAATTATAGTACAAATACTACTAGCACAAATGCTAGAGGTGCAGGTTCATTTAGAGATAACTCTAATAATATTTTTAACTTTGTAGCTACAAACTCTAATTTATATCAATTAGCTTCAGGTACATTTACATCTAGAAAATCAGGATTAAGTGGTACTGATACAGACTTTGTTACATTTACTCAGTTTGGTAATCATGTAATTGCAAGTAATGGAGTAGATGCACCACAATATTATTTAATGGGTACATCAACTAACTTTGCTAATCTTAGCTCTATAGTAACAGCAGGATCATTACCAGTATTTAGAGTATCAGGAGTTATTCGAGATTTTTTTGTAACAGGAAACCATACTAATAATACAAATAGAATACAATGGTCAGGTATAAATGATATAACTACTTGGTCAGGTAAACAAGCAGACTTTCAAGATTTACCTGGTTCTGGTGGACAGATAGTACATATAACATCAGGTGAGATAGGATATGTATTTAGACAAAATCAAATCATTCGTATGGACTTTGTTGGTGGATCAGTAGTATTTAGACTATCAGTTATATCACCAAACAGAGGTGCAGTATATGGACAAACAGTTTGTCAAGATAATAGAAATGTATTCTTTTATTCTGATGATGGATTCTATCAATTATCAGGAGACTCAATAGAACCTATTGGTGCAGAAAAAGTAAATAGATTTTTTGATCTTGATCTTAACAAAGCATATACAGATAGAATTAAAGCAGCAACAGATCCATTTAATCAGTTAGCTATGTGGGCATATCCAAGCAAAGCTAATACAGGTGCATCAGGACTATGTGATAGAATTATTATATATAACTATGCAACTAAGAAGTGGTCATTAGCAGAAGCTCAAACAAGTGTAATATTTCCACAATTTGTAGGAGCTTTTACAGTAGAGCTAATGGATATTATATCTGAAAACCTAGAAGATATTAATGCTGCATTAGATACAGACTTTTGGAATGGTGGTCAAATGTTTTTAGGAGCTATTGATCAAAACTTCAAAGCAGCTATTTTTTCAGGAAACTCTAATGAATGTGAAATAGAAACATCAGAGTTAGAACCTTTTCCTGGACTAAGAGCTAATGTAACAGGTGTAAGACCTATAGTAGATGCAGTATCTACATTAACAGTAAAAACAAGAGAAAGAATAGCTGATGATGAAACAGCTTCATCAACAGTAACACAAAATGCTAGTGGATTGAATCCTGTAAGAAAATCTGGTAGATATATAAGAGCTAATGTAAAGATACCAGCAGGAACAACTTTTACACACGCACAAGGAGTAGACTTTATAACTTCACAAGCAGGTATAAGATGAGTGATATTAACGATATAGATAATGTTAGATATTCTTTTGAATCACAAGAGTTCTTTCAAAGACAGTTAGAACAAAGTGTGAACGAACTAATTAATAAAAATAATACTGAAAGTGATAAAGCTTTCGTATGGTTTATGGGAGACTAAATGGCAGGAATAAAAGATTATAGTACAACAGCTAGTAATAATACTTCAGTAGGAGGTGTTAGTATTGCTGAGGGTATGTTACCTTCAAATATTAACAATGCATTTAGAGCTATTACAGCTGATATAAGAGAATTTTATAATGATTCTCAATGGGTAATATATGGTGATGGTGATGGAGCACATACATTTGCTTATGCAAGTGCAACATCATTTACTGTAGCAGGAGCTAATGTAACTTCTGTTTATCATGCTAATAGAAGAATCAAAGCTGTTGGATCTTCAACAGGAACAATAGTTGGAACTATATCTAGTTCATCATTTTCAACAAATACAACTGTAAACGTAACTTGGGATTCAGGTTCTTTACAAAGTGAAACTCTAGTTATATATCTTGCAGCATTATCTCAAACAAATAATTCAATACCATTAGATGTAATAGATTCTGGTAATCTTAAATCAAATGCAGTTACTACAGCTAAAATAACTAATGCAGCTGTAACAGCAGATAAACTAGCAAGTACATTAGATATATCTGGTAAAACTGTTACATTACCTGATGGTTCTATAGCAGCAGCAAAACTTGCAGCTAATTCTGTAATTACTTCTAAAATTACAGATGCTAATGTTACTACAGCTAAGATAGCAGATTCTAATGTAACAACTGCAAAGATTGCAGATGATGCAGTTACTGCTGATAAAATAGCAGATGCAGTATTAGTTACAAACTCAGAACATTCTGGTCATTCAGTTAGTGATACTACATTATTTACTACATCAGCTTCTGATGCTAGATATTTTAGACAAGATTCAACAGAAACAATATCATCAGGTGATACATGGTCATCAGGAGATACAAAGATTGCAACAACAGGAGCAATCAATGCTAGAATAGTAGATCTTATAGATGATGTTGGTGGATTTGTTCCAATAGATAATGAAACATCTTTCCCAGCAACTAATCCAGGATCTGGAGTTTTGGTTAGTATTCAAGCTATTGGTACTACAAGAACACCATCTACAGGAACTGTAACTATAGCTAATGGTCAAGGATCAAATACAGTTACAATTAATAATTGTGGAACTACAGTTTTAACAGCTGGATTTGGTGCTATAGTAGAAGCAACATCTACTTTAAATACTTACGATTTTCATAGACTACAACCTAAAGCAACAGAAGTTTCTACAGTTGCTACAAATATTACTAATGTAAATACAGTTGCTACAAACATATCAAATGTAAACTCAGTAGCATCTAATGCAACAAATGTTAATACTGCAGCTACAAACATTACAGATATTAATACATTTGCTAACAGATATAGAATAGCATCATCAGCACCTACTAGTTCGTTAGATGTAGGTGATCTATATTTTGATACAACAGCTAATGAATTAAAAGTTTATAAATCATCTGGTTGGGCAGCTGCTGGATCTTCAGTAAATGGTACATCAGCAAGATTTACATATACTGCATCTGGTGGACAAACTACATTTACAGGTAATGATAATAATTCAAATAATTTAACATATGATTCACCATTTATAGATGTATATCTTAATGGTGTAAAACTTGTTAATGGTACTGACGTTACAGTAACATCAGGTAGTTCTGTTGTTCTTGCATCAGGAGCTACAGCAGGTGATACATTAGATTTAGTTGCATTTGGTACATTTAATGTTGCTGCTCTAAATGCAGATAATATTACATCAGGTACTGTAGATAATGCACGTTTACCTTCTGTTATATCTGATAAAACAATACAAGCTACAGCACTTACAGCTAAAGGTGATGGATCATCAGCTGATGGTAAAATTACTTTAAACTGTTCACAAAATTCACATGGTGTTGCAATACAAGCACCAGCTCATTCTGCTGGTCAATCATACACATTAATATTACCTACTTCTGTAGGAACTAATGGACAAGTATTAGCTACAGCAGGTTCAAGTACAAACCAATTATCTTGGATTGATGCTACAGAAACTAAACCAACTGTAGCTGATGTCTCACAAACAATAGCACCTGCAACAGCTACAACTATAACTATTACAGGTACAAACTTTGTATCAATACCACAAGTAGACTTTATTAATGGTTCTACTGGTGCTGTAACTAGAGCAAATACAGTTTCATTTTCAAGTGCAACATCACTTTCAGTTAATTGTACTTTGGCTTCAGGAAACTATTATGTTAGAATTGAAAATCCTGATGGTAATGCAGGAAGAAGTACAAACAATATTATTACAGCTTCTACTGCACCAACATTTAGCACATCAGCAGGATCATTAGGAACTATTGCTGGAGATTTTTCAGGAACTGTGGCAACAGTTGCTGGATCATCTGATAGTACAATATCATTTTCTGAAGTAACAAGTGTTTTAACAAATGCATCACAAGCTAATTGTACATTAAATAGTTCTACAGGTGCAATTACAACATCGGATTTTGGTGGTAGTTCAACTACAGCAACAACATATAATTTTACATTAAGAATAACAGATGCCGAAGGTCAAACAGTAGATAGAGCATTTAGCTTAACTTCAAGCTTCGGTGCATCAGGAGGGGCATTATTCCCATAGGAGAAATAATTATGGCAACATCACTTAAAAGAAGTAAAGGATCACAATCAAGTTTAAGAATAGGAACTTTTAGTTTCTGGATTAAATTTACAACAGTTGGTGGTTTTAATATATACAGTAACACAGTAGAGAATGATAACAATAGAGGTTATCTTTCATTTACTTCTACTTCTCAATATAGAATGGTTGATAATGATAGTTCAGGTACTCATATTCAGTTAAGAACTAATAGATTATTTAGAGACTTTAATGCTTGGTATCATGTAGTTGTTAGAATAGACACTACACAATCTACAAGTACAGATAGAGTAAGAATATATGTTAATGGTGTACAGGAAACAAGTTTTGACCAAACAGATTACCCAAGTCAAAACACAGATTTAAAAATATTTGAGGGTGGTCAGACAAATAGAGAATATATGAATAATATTTATGGTGGAAGTGCAAGTTCTCCTAATTTTTATTTATCTCATTTTCATTATGCTGATGGTCAAAGTTATGGACCAGATACTTTTGGATCTACCGATAGTAGTACAGGTGAGTGGAAAATAAATGTAGACCCAACTGTTACTTATGGAAATCAAGGTTTCTTTATGTTTAAAGATGATGCTTCATTAAATGATGATAGTGGTAATAGTAATAATTGGAGTTCTGACTCTGGTACAATTCAAAAAAGTGAAGATAATCCAAGCAATGTTTTTGCTACTAATAATAGTTTATGGAAACAAGAAAGTTCAAGATATTTAACTCATACAAAAGGTAACACTATGATTTCTGGTGGTGGTTCTAGCACATGGTATCAAACTCCAGCGACTTTAGCTTTTAATAGTGGAAAGTTTTATTGGGAGTGTAAATTTAATGCATCAACTAATTTAGATAAAAATACAGTAGGTGTTATTGATTATGAAAAAACACAAACAAGTGGACAGTTTCAAGATGCAACAGGAAGTGTATTTTTTAAAAATGAAGATGGTGGCGACTATAGATTAGATGCTTCTACTGTTAATAGTAACTGGGGAACACTTTCACAAAATCAAATTTTAGGTGTTGCAGTTGATATGGATGCTGGAACACCAACAGTTAAATTTTATAGAGATGGTTCATTATTAGGAACTGTAAATGCTTCATCTTTATCAGGAAAATTTGTAACACCAGCACATATGATTTATACTTCAGGTGAATATCAAGTTAATTATGGTAATGGATATTTTGGAGACACAGCAATATCTTCAGAAGGAACTAACGCATTAGGTATCGGTAAATTTGAGTATGATGTACCAAGTGGCTACACAGCTTTATCAACGAAAGGATTAAATCAATAATGGCATACACAACAATTAATAAATCTACAGATCATTTTAATACAGTTTTATATACTGGTAATGAAACTAATCCAAAAGCAATTACTGGTGTTGGATTTCAACCTGATTTTACATGGATAAAAACTCGTGATACTTCAACAAAATCACATATGCTGTTTGATGTTGTAAGAGGTGTTTATAAAAACGTAAGAAGTGATAGTGATATAGCACAAGATACAAATAATGAAACTTTAATAGCTTTTGGCACAGATGGTTTTACTCTTGGAAATAATGGTAAGACAAATCTAAATGGTGCTGCACATGTTGCATGGAACTGGAAAGCAGGTAATTCTCAAGGTTCGTCAAACACAGATGGTTCTATAAACACTACGTATACCTCTGTTAATACTACTGCTGGATTTTCTATATCTCAATATACTGGAACAGGTTCGGCAGGTGCAACTGTTGGTCATGGATTAGGTGCTGCTCCTGGACTAATTCTTATAAAAAATATAAGTGCTGGTAGCACTAATTGGGGTGTATATCACAAAAGTCTTGGAGGAACTAAAGCTCTATTTTTAGATTTAACTGCTGTAGCAGATACAAATTCAAAATATTTTAATGATACCGACACAACATCTTCAGTATTTACATTAGGTAATTATAATGATGAGAATAGTAATGGAGAAAATCATATAGCCTATTGCTTCGCAGAAAAAACTGGTTACAGCAAGTTTGATTCTTATACTGGTAATGGAAGTACAGATGGAACATTTGTTTATACTGGATTTAGACCAGCTTTGATTATAGCAAAAAATAAAGATGCTTCTGACCATTGGGTTATTTTTGATACTAAGAGAGGTTCTTACAATCAAGTTATAAATCCATTGTTCCCTAATTTGAATAATACAGCAGGTAGCAGCACTAGTTATGCAGTTGATATTGTATCCAATGGATTTAAACTTAGAGGAACAGATGGAGCAACTAATTCAAGTGGTAATGTATATATCTACATGGCATTTGCAGAAGCACCATTAGTAGGAACAAACAACATACCATGTACAGCGAGGTAATATGACAAAAGCAAGAGATTTAGCAA